AATGGAATTGTTAGAGACTTTCTTAATTACGTTCCTACTTTACCTTCCGGCTCGGGTTTTCACCGGGGTCAGTTCAAACAAACGGAAAAGTGGATTACTAAAAAGCTGATGAGGGCATCCAACGTATTGGCCCTCCTACGTGAAAATCTGAAACGTGATAATTTTATTAAAGTAGATACTGATATATATGGAGTAATAAATATTGAACGTACTAAATATATCAAATACCTCAGGATACCATCACAGCATAAAGATATTATCACGATTTATGATGATATTGATGGTGGAGTTCAAAAAAGATTCGAACTCTTTTGGGAAGTAGAATATAATCCTGAGTGGCTTGATCAGCTACCACTACCGCCAAAGCCAAAGGCTTCGTTATCTAAAGGTCTTGAAAATCTAATATATAAAACACTTCTTAAAAGTGATTTATTCAAGATTCCTACGATAGTAATAGAACTCGAAGAATCGAGTCATGAAAGAGAGGCAAAAATTGATCAGCCCGTTCAAAGTACTAAAGAACCACAGCAATTAGACTGGGGTGAGGTTTCCTATTCAGAAGATAGTACTTCCAGTGATTCTATTAGTCTCAGTGGTTTTGAAGAAGTAGACGCAGAAGAACTCAAGTATGTAGATCCCGAACTAAAACAAATTTCGCAGTCATTACAACTCGATAACTATGAACACATCCAGTACTCCTATAAAACGTTATACGACTACGTTCAAAGGACCCAGACAGTTGTACACTATGACTACTTTGACACTGTGCGACACGGTGTGTCTATTGAGAAATATATCTGTCCAAAACTTGACAGCGACTTCAAATCACCAACATTCAATCAATATGTTGATATTGAGAAATTTAGAGTAGTGATTAAGACAACAGATATAAGTCCTATGGGATCATTAGAATGGAAAATATACAAAGCTAATAAGCTTCGCCCCTACCAAAGACGTATAGAGGGAGATAAAACGATCTTAGTCTACCCACAGATTTCAGGGACTCAAATGGGACTAAGGTTATCCTTCGCGGTACTTTGTATATTACACCTGTATGCTGTATATAAGTCAGGTGATATGAGACGCGCCTGTATATATGGAGACGACCTAGCAGCAAGATGGCATTCGCATAACCGAGATGCATACTTACTTACAATGAAAAGACTAGGATTTAGGATGAATTCAAAGAAAGAATTCATGTCAAGCAAATACATACTATTCTGTGGAACTTATTTCAATCTTAAAACAAAACGGATTATGGAATTTCCCGAAATTAAAAGTATTCTTTCCGCTAAGACTGAAACTTCCGAAGACGAGAAGGATATATACTTGAGAATTAAAGAAGTTAATAATCTCCAATTTCAAAAAGCAACACCTAATGAAAGAAAGGGAATAAAGAAATTGGTGAACATCATCTACGAAACTGAACTTGAAGAGGTTAAAAAACACTTACCTCTACAAACTCCAGAGCTATTTGGAGGTTTCGGAATGCTACCGTACGTAAATAAACAAACAGAAATAGGACTGATGCTTAAACTT